TAAATTGCCCTGTCCCGACACCACCTTTCAGTAGTATCGAGCAACCAAGTATTATCTACTGGAGAATCATTGAGTAATTTTTGAATTTCACGAACATCTTTGATTTCAGATTCATTCAAATCTCTCCGATTCTCAATTTCAATAGCAAGTGCTTCATGTGTAATTGAAGAACCATATTGAACGATAAATTGAACTATCTCCTCAAAAATAACTTTTTCAGTTCTTTGATCGAAATATTCTGGTTGAATAAAAGGAATAACTTTTCTTGCGTAATCTTCATTGAATATTAAATTTCTGAGAATTGTGTACTCAAGTCGTTCCATAAGAGAATTGTTGTTTCGCGGCAGCATCAAGTTGCTGCATTACTTCTTCGGTAAAATATTGTTCTGGGTTTTTTAGAATCTCCTTGGCATAAAGTTTCTTTCCGTTTATCTCATAACGTCCAGCAACATTCTTCCACATTCCCGCTTCTTCACCAAGTTCAAGAAGACCATAGTAACGGTCAAGTCCTCTCTCATCATAGAACAAACGAACATCAACGCTCTGATTTTCTTTACTCAAACGCGACTTAGCAGTCTTTGCCTTGATAATGTTTCCAATGACTTCTGTTCCATCCTTTTCCTTTTTCTTACTGAGATAAATGATAGTAGAAGCGGCATACTTAAGACCACTACCACCTCCCATCTCTTTAGTAGGAACATAAGCACCGATAACATCGTAGGTATGGTTTGTAACGATCATGGGAATGTTTGCCTGCCCCAACTTTAGAGTAAGCATACGGAAAGCACCTTTTACAAGTTGTGATTTAGTCATATCACGAACTTGCTTATCGTTGAGTGCATCAGTAATTTCTTTTTCAGTTGAAAGCATTCCCAAAGAGTCTAGCACAAACATACAAGGTTTACGCTCCTCTGCAGGTTTTTTCATATAAAGATCAACTGCCTTGAGTGCCTTACTACGAAATTCTTCAATAGTTACAACATTTACAACTACAAGACGAGAAGTATCGATACCACGACTTTCTAAAAGAGATCTAGTAACAGCAGCTTCAGTATCAAAGTAGAGACAGTAACCATCGGGATGAGTATCAAGAAAGTTCTTAACCACAGCGAGAGAGAAGAAAGTCTTTCCAGTAGAAGACTCTCCAGCAATAGCAGTAATCTTATTCCCAGATACACCACCAAAGATGCTACCTGAAACCAATGCATTAAAAATATATGAACCCGTATCAACATAGGTCTCCGTCTCATCAATGTCTGATGCGAGTTTGGTATAGTCGTCACCAATCTCTTTTATAATATCTTTCAGAAAGTCCATAATTATTCCTTGTTTTTTGTATTCTTGAGATTAAATTTATAAGACCATAACTTATTATAAAGTTGTGGTTCTTTATTTTTTAGAACCTCCATAATAAGTTCTAATTCAGATTCTGTAATTGGTAATTCCATTAGGAAAAAAATGATTCAAGAGTTGCAACTTTTTCTACTCTCCACCCGATAGCATCGAGAATAGTCTTGAGAGGTTCAATAAAACTCTTCTCAAATTGTAGTTCATAGTCTATGTATTTGTCAAGATCCAATTCCTTTGGAAAATCTTGAATGAATGAAATTACATTTTCTCTAATAATATTGGGCATTTTTAGATAAACAAATTTGACCTTTTCACCATTATTAATAAGTGAATATTTTTTATCCAATTTTTTATCTTTGACGTGATAATTAAACAATAATGCCCCACGGACGTGAATTGGTGTTTTGGGTTTGTAAATTGTATGAGGAGAGTAATATTTGCGAATATCAGATGCAGTTCTGGGAAAAGCAATATCTTCTGGGCGAAGAGATTTGAATTCATTTCTACAATCATCAATAAACTTGATAACGTCGTCCTCACTACCACTCATCATAATTTTGAATGAGTCCTTGAGCATTTTGCGACAAGGTGCTGGAGTAGAAGATTTGATTGCCTCAATACCTTTAATTTTAAGTTTAGGTTCATCATAACGAACACCTTCACTATCCCAAACGTTAAGAATATATCGCTTCTTCGCAGTCCAAATACCACGTTCAGCAACACATTCCCGCTTCATGAACATCTTCTGATCGTAAGCATTCACATAGTCAGCCAATTCTTGGTAAGAACTTTCAATATACTTTTCAAATTCCACCTGACAGACCTTATCAAGGAACGAAACAATGCCTTCAGTAGTTTTCTCTCTTCCCTTGAATACACTTTCAACCAAAGGACCCATATTGATATACAAAGAGTCGGTATCAGAAGCAATAACATAATCAACCTCTTTTGTTTTGAGAATCTTATTCAGATATCCATTCATTTTATTCATAATCCACTGAATGGATACCTGACCAGACAGTGTGATTGCTTCAGCATTCGCTAGTTTGAAATAACGGAAATACTGATTGCCAATAGCACCATAAGCAGAGTTAAGTTGAATCTTCCTTGCCATTTGGATGTTGTTACATCTTGCAATTTCCTTCTCCAACTCTTTCGTCTTTTTCTTTTCATATTCCTGCTCCGCAGCAAGCATTTTCTTCTTGAAGATCACACGTTCATTATAGATCTTCTCCATCAATTCTGGGAGAAAACCACGAACATCTTTACGGTACATAGCACCATTTGCACATACCGCATAATCCTTATAAAGTTCAAATGTAAGTTCTTGATTGAGAATCTTATCTACATTTATAGATGGATGTCTTTCATCCAAAAGAGTTTCTGGAGAAATATTATACTGCATAATCAAGTGAGGATATAGCGAGTTCAAGTCAAAACTTACAACCCAATCATACACTCCAGGTATTGGTTCTTTTACATAAGCACCAGCATATTGAGAATCTTTATCAGACTTGATATTAGGAGGGATAACAATGTTTCTCTCCTTCAAATAATTGTAAATAATCGTATCCCACATACGAACTTGAGAAAATACATCAGCATAGTTTACTTTGGCGTCATACGCCATTGTAATAGCAAGTTCAATGAGTTTCATCTTGTCTTCCATACGGTCAACAAGTTCTACGTCAATAATGTTGTATTCTACAAACTTCTCCCACCCTTTAGTGTAGAAGTCTTTGAATGTATCAAATTCGGAGTGGTCAAGTTTTTTCTGACCCAATTCAACACTTGCAATATAATCTAGACGATAGGATTCCTGTGCCTTATAGGTAAACTTCTTATAAAGATTTAGATAATCAAGTTGAGTGATTCCACCGACATCGTAAGAAATATGCTTACGTCCAGAAATATAGACCTCATCTTCAGTCACAAGACCCCAAGGTGACATCCGCTTCATCAATTTTTCACCCAATACGCGATCCAAACGACGAACAAGATATGGAATATCGTACAATTCAATGTTCCAACCAGTCACAACTTCTGGAGTATTATCCTCAATCATCCACCAATTGATGAAATCATTTAGTAAAGCTGCTTCGTTTTTGAATGACTTATAGATAACATTTTGTTGTTTATTTTGAAACTCTCCCCGACCCCAAGTGCGAATTTGCTTTGAAGAATAATCCTGAATTGTAATCAAGAGGATTTCTTCAGCAGCAGATTCTACATCAGGGAATCCATTCTCCGAGGCAACCTCAATATCTAAAGTTGTAAGTTTAATTTTACTAATATCAAATTTGATTTCGCTTTCTGGATACGTATCTGAAATATATTGGTAGATATATCTATTATTACCGTAAATAGAAAATCCCTCTACATTTTCATACCGTTTGAAAAATTCTCTACAATCTCTCACAGAACCAGGTTGAACAGGTTCTACATATTCACCCTGAAGGGTTTTGTGTTTTGTTTTCTTTTTGGCAGGAATAAAAAGAGTCGGGTAAAACTTCTCACGGGTCATAAAATGTTTACCATTTTCATAACCACGGACCAAGAAGTGATCCCCGACCATTTGAACGTTCGTATAAAATCTTTGCGACATCAGGTAGTTAGTTCAAGATACTTTTCAACAATTTCAGGTTTTGGATCAACAATAGTAAGAATACTATCAGAGTGAATCATCATTTCACGCTGGTCTGTTACATCAGGCCAAGGAGTTAAATTTCCTTCATCATCAATCTCATAGGGATTTATGAGTTTACAATCTGGTTCACCAATTTCAGAACCAGTTTCAGTAATTTCTGAAATTATTACGGTATCAACTTTCAATAATAGACATTTAATCATTCTGTTTTCCATTAGATCTTTCCTCATACATTTCTTTAAGTGTAGCGACTGGATTTACCATAGTAACTACCCAATCGAGTGGAAGCATAATATCCTTATCTTCAGTAAATGGAATCCAAGGTGTTAGGGTTACATTTACTTTCGTTTCTTTATTTTGTGGAGATGCATTAGAAATTTCATCCTCTTCAAGGAGAAGAAGAGGTGATGATGGAGTTTGTGCTAAAACCATAAAAGGTTCTTTGAAAATATATCCACACACCTTCTCATCACTAGAAATCATTTCCTTTGCATCCGTAATTACGGTTTCACCAGATTTCAATAAAACAAGTTGAACAGTCATTTTTTTATTCGTCCTCCATACATTATAGCAATAAAAAGGGGAGGCGTCAACTGGATTTTGCCAGTTGCCTCCCTGCGGCGACGATATTCAATTATATTTAGAGATAATCTTTGCGGGCGTGATGTTCTGGAACAATCTTTCCTAGTCGAATGACAAGTAATCCATCTTCAAAGATGACTTCTCGGACTTCTGTGTCGTCTGAGAGTGTCCATGCTCTTTTGAAACTTCGTTGAGCCAAACCCTTGTGGATAAACGTCCTATCCGATTCTGTATCTGATTTTTGCCCTTCGACAAAAAGTTTTCCATACTCGGTGAAGACATTTACCTCTCCTTTCTTAAATCCTGCAAGGGCAATCTCAAGGCGAGATTCGACATTATTTATTTGTACTAGGTTATATGGTGGATAATTTGTTGTAGTTTCGTGAAGGTTAAAAAGGCGATCAAAATATTCATCCATTCCAATACTATTTCTGGTGATCTTATCCAATAGAGTAG